TCGATCTGGACGATAAGCCTCCATTTTCGTTCCAGCCTCTAGAGAAGCGGTGCACGAACGCACCGCACCTAACTGATCACAGCTGTTGACTAGTGTCACCGCCCGAGTCAGGCGGATGGTACACTTGATGGATGCCTGGTCCATCCTGTCAAACCTGCTCGCATCCTGCCCTGCGGGAGATCGATGCAGCCTTCCTCGCGGGGAAGAGCGCGAAGTCCATCGCCACGACCTATGGCCTGGACTACTCCTCGGCCCGACGTCACCGCTCCAAGGGCCACGTAGCTCAGCCGGTCGCCCAGGAGAAGCCTGCGCGCGCCTCGGAGATCTCCTCGGACTCGTCCCTGGCCAAACTCCTCGCGATGATCGAGGACCTCGAGGGCCGCGAGACCGAGGCCATGGGAACGTCGGCCTTCGTCGACTGGATCAACGCCCGGCGGGCTGCCTACAAGGACCTGGCTGCCCTCCAGGGACCCACGGCACCCCTGAAGGTGGACCTGAGCATCACCGAGGAGTGGATCACGCTGCGCGAGTTCATTTACGCAGCCCTTCTGGCGGTCCCTGGGGCCGTGGAAGCCCTGAACGCAGCCATCAAGCGGTGGGAGGAGGCCCAGTGAACCGGGCGCAGCCCGACATGGGGGCCGACTTCACGGACGCGGATCGGGTGTTCAACGCCAAACGGGCGAAGCACGGTCTCCAGCCCGCCCAGCGTGATGCTCTGCTAGCCAGCCAGGGGGGTCGGTGCGCGATCTGTCGGACCAATAATCCGGGATCTACCCCCTGGGGGATCGACCACGACCACCGGCATCATCCTGGACCCCAGGGGTGTCCTTTCTGTATCCGCGGGATACTGGATCAGGACTGCAACAACATGCTTCTTCGGGCGCATGACGACCCGGCTATTCTTCGTGCGGGAGCCGACTATCTGGAACGTGCTGAGAGGCGACGTCGATGGTGAAAAGGACGGGTGTGGTCCGGCATCCATTGAGTCCACCACCCAGATGGTGGGACAGGGGATCCCACGGCCATCCAGGCCAGGTCCTGCTGGACATGTTGCTAAAGCAGGGCGGGTGCGCCTCCTGTGGAAGTCGAACAGGACCCTGGGAGATCGACCACGATCACAAGCATTGCCCAGGTGCAACAGGGTGCCCCTTGTGTGTCTGCGGCATCCTCTGCGGTAGGTGCAACCACGCCGCAGGAAACGTAGGTGACGATCCTGACCGACTTCGCCAGCTGGCGGACTATCTGGAACGGACCCGGCGATGGTGAACACGCTGCTCTCGGACCTGGGGCGACGGCTGAACACCGTGGCCACGTTCGAGCGCGCCTACCGCATGAAGGCCCAGCCCTGGCAGATCCCGTACCTCCAGGACCAGGGCGACATCCTGATCTTGAAGGGACGGCAGATCGGCGCGAGCACCGCGGTCGGGGCCAAGGCCATCCACATGTCCCACTACCGCCCAGGATCCTTGTCGGTCATCATCAGCAAGTCCCAGCGGCACAGCACGGAGTTGACCAGGCGCAGCCGGGCCGCGCTCCGCAACCTGGAGCGCATCGGGCTGGACCAGGACTCGGCCACGGAGATCGGCCTGGCCAACGGCAGCCGCATCCTCAGTCTGCCGGGGAAGCCGACCGGAGTCCGAGGGTACACGGCTCAGATGCTCGTCATTGACGAGGCTGCCTACGTCGAGGAGGACACCTGGACGGCAGCCCGTGCCCTGGTTGCCACGGGAGGGCAGGTGATCGTCCAGTCCACCCCCAACGGGGCCGCGGGATGGTTCTACGACCTGTGGACGAATGGTGGGCCACGCTGGACCCGCTATCACATCCGGAGCGACGAGGTGGCCACGATCAGCGCGGAGTTCCTGGCCGAGGAGTTGCGGTCCATGGGTCCCTATGCCTTCCGGGCGGAGTACGGGGCCGAGTTCCTCGAGGCTGGTGCGGGCCTGTTCTCCGGGGAGGTTCTCCGGGGCCTGGTCGAAGAGAACGCGCAGACGTACTTCGGATGAGCCAGTCAGAGATGGGCCGCTTGCACATCGGGGTGGTCCCTGGCAGTGGGAAGTCGCGCCAGGCCAGCATCGTCTTCACCGAGCATCAGGAGGTTGCCCCGGACCTGATCGGAGGTAGAATTCAGATCCGCAGCGTGGTGGTCCACGTCGAGCGGCAGTTCCCGGTGCTCGAGCAGGTGCGGGACCGGGTCGTGGAGATCGCCAAGGCAGCCCAGGCACGAGGTGACCGACCGTGCTTCTTCATCGACGCAGGGTCTGGCATGGGTGCAGGGCTTGTGAAGATCCTGGCGGACATGCGGGCCAACGGCAAGTTCCCACCGGGCCTGCACCGACCGCACGCCTACACCCAGCGGGGCCAAGCTCGACAGGCCCTAGTCAACGCAATCGTGGCCAGCTACGGTGGTGGGAAGTTGAAGTTCGCTCCAGGCCTTCCGCTGCAGACGGAGTTGATCCGGGCGCTGGAGACCTACGAGACCACGGTGGCTGACGACGGGCGGGTGTCCTATGAGGGCGACGAGGAGATGGTCCTCGCCCTGGGGCTGTCGCTGGCCTACGCCAGCCACGGGTCGCCCATGCGCTACGTCAGGCGCGGAGGTACAATTGTAGCCACCCGATCCCTGTCCCCTGATCCGTACTGAGGAGCCCTGGTGAAGATCGTGACGCGAGCCCCGACCGAGTTCAAGGTGATGAACCGGACCTACAAGGTGACCTTCCGCAAGAACATCAAGGACAAGAAGCACGGCGTCCTGAACGGCTGGACCCGGAGCGACCGGCTCCAGGTTGCCCTTCGGGTTGGCGGGGGCATCCACGACCACCAGAAGGTGGAGACGTACCTGCACGAGGCCCTGCACGCGATCATCAACACGGGCCGGTTCATCCACAGCGGGCAGACCCTCAACGAGGAGGCCTTCATCACTGCTCTGGCCCCGCATCTGCTTGACTTCATGCGGAGTAACCCCGACGTCGTGGGGTACCTCATGAGGGGAGATGCAGATGACTGATTGCAGCCGGAAGTACCGCGCAGCGCATCCGGACCGTGTCGCGGCCTTCGGTCAAGCCTACCGAGATCGGCAGAAGAGGATCGAGACCTACAAAGTCTACGTGGGCGATGAGGTGGTGTACGTCGGTCGCACCAACTACTGGAAGAAGCGATTGCAGATTCACCGCTACATGGGGTCCCCCTGGGTGAAGGAGATGACGAAGGTCATCCACTACTTCCACTCGTCCTACGCGGATTCCCTGGTTAGCGAGGCACTGCTGATCCGGGAGCATCAGCCCCGGTACAACCTGGCGGGAGTTACCCAGTGAAGCTCCCCAGGCTCCGCAAGCCGAAGGGCTGCGACACCCCTGGTTGCCCCCACGAGGCCGGACACGGCCCCAACGTGGGCTTCTCCACCCTGCCGCGCGACCATCGCCCAGCAGCACGGTCCCTTCGCGCGCTCGTCGCGATGCGGGTCGGCCCGATCTGGGGCTGTCGTTGCACTGACCTGAAGCATGCTTCGATGATGAAGAATGACTAAGCCAGAGTACCGCCTCACCCCTGCTCAGGCGGTCGTCCTCGAGGCCCTGCCCAGGCCCCAACGGCGGGCGATGCTGGCCATGCTCCAGACCAACAACCCCATCCGGAAGGCTGCCCTGCGGGCGCAGATCATCCGGGCGGAGGCCCGCCAACGTGGACATTGAGGAGAAGACCGTGGTCGTCTGCGTGCTGTGCGGGACTCTGCTGGTCGGGGACCGCGTCTGGATCTTCACCACCAGGCCCCGTCTCCTGGACACCAACCTCCAGACCTGGGGACCAGGGCACGACCCGGTCCACCCCGAGTGCGCCAAGGCTGTCCATCGGGACCCCAGACACTAAAGTCGGCATAGGTCACCCATGACCTTTGGCGGTGGTATGCTGCAGCCATGCTGAGCTTGGTCCGCGGTATCCCTGCCATTGTGATCTTCCCTGACTCCGAGGAGGACATCCCGAAGCAGGTGGAGGAGTACGCGACCCGCGTCGACAGCGCTCGGTGGGGCTACGCAGTCCGGACGCGGCCCTTCTCCTGGGCTTGGTACCGGGAGTGGTGGATCGCTCGGCGCTGGGTGCTCCCACGCGCCTGGCCAGAGGAGGCCCCATGGTAACCGGGATTGTCGTGCCAGGGGCTGCCCCTACTGTGAGAAGGGGAAGAAGCCATGACCCGGATGCTCAACGTCCCTGACAGCATCATCACAGAGATCGAGTGGCAGCTGAAGGTCTCCCACTTCGCGGAGCAGGCGGGCTGGGTATGGTTCCATGTACCCCGAAGCAGGGTGGGCAAGGTCTGGCTAACCCGAGCGCGCGGCCCGCTGGCCAAGGGCTGGCCCGACTTGCTGCTGATCCGCGGTCCGCGGATCATCGGGGCTGAACTGAAGACGGAGAAGGGTCAGATGCGACCAGACCAGGAGCGGGTGGGGGACTTACTTAGGACCGCCATGGAGGTTTATACATGGAGACCTTCAGACTGGCCCGAAGTTCAGCGCATTCTCAATGGGTAAGGTCTGGCGACTGGGATGTGGTACCCTCTGACCATGCCCCTTCCTTCTGACCCAGCTGCTCCCTGGCCTCCCCTCGCCAACCAGCGGGAATACATGAAGTTCCGTGAGTGGAGTGCGTGGTACAGCGGGGACCCTATGCGTCTGCGGGATGAATATGCTTTGCAGTTGCAGCCCACCTATCGCTCCAGTCCATGGAGCCAGTTCTGGAGCCGGATCGGTAGCCGTCCCGCACAGCAGAAGGCGCAGTTCCATGTCCCAATCGCCGGTGACCTGTCGTCCATCTCGGCATCGCTCCTCTTCGGGGTGGCACCACGGTTTAGGATCGCCGCGGCCCATGAGCAGCAGCACACAGTCAAGTCTCCCCTACTTGCCGGGGACCCCGCTACCCAGGTTGACCCGGACGAAGGCTCCGACGACATTGACATCCTCCCCGCGGGAGACCCAGCGGCCCAGCAGACCGAAGAGCGACTGAAGGAGATCGTTGACCAGGGCGGGATGTTCAACCGCCTGCTCGAGGCTGCCGAGGCTGCCTCCGCGCTCGGTGGGGCCTACCTGGTCCCGGTCTGGGACTCGACCATCGCGGACGTGCCCCTGGTCAGCATCGCCCAGGCGGATGCTGCCGTCCCCGTCTTTAAGTTCGGTCTGCTCGACTCGGTCATCTTCCACCGGGAGATCAGCAACGACAACGACGTCATCGTCCGTCACCTTGAGCTTCATGAGAAGCAGCCGGGGAAGAACGCTCACGTCGTCAACGGGGTGTACCGCGGCAGCCCCAACCAGCTGGGCAGCCAGCTGAACGCCTCCGTCCTCATGGAGTTGACCGGCCTGAAGCCAGAGCAGGACCTGCCCTTCCCCGAACTGGACGTCGAGTACGTCCCGAACATGCGGCCCAATAAGCTCTGGCGGTCCTCGAGCCTGGGCCTGTCCGACTACTCCGGGTCCGAGCAGCTGTTCGACGCGCTGGACGAGGTCTACGCCTCCTGGATCAGGGACATCCGCCTGGCCAAGAGTCGGATCATCGTGCCCAAGGAGTTCATTGACGAGTTCGGGGCCTTCGACGTCGACCACGAGGTCTTCACCCAGGTGAACATGGAGCCCAGCACGGCTGCCGGAGCCATGCCGATCCTGGCCCAGCAGTTCACCATCCGCAATGCGGAGCACCTGGCCACGGCGCTTGAGTTCATCGAGCGCATCGTCAGCAACGCGGGCTACTCCCCACAGACCTACGGTCTGCACATCATGGGTCGGGCCGAGTCCGGGACCGCGCTTCGGATGCGGGAGAACCGCACGATGATGACAATGGCCCGCAAGACCGCCTGGTGGACGCCTGCCATCGAACGTCTGGCCAGGCACCTGCTCCTGATCGACATCGAGGTCTTCGGGACGAAGATTGAGGCCATGCCGGTTGATGTCGAGTTGTCCGACCTGCTGGTCCGCGACGATGCCGAGCTTGCAAACACGGCCAACATCCTCAAGCAGGCCATGGCAGCCAGCACCCAGGAGCGGGTCCGCATGATCCACCCCGACTGGACCCCCGAGGAGATCAGCGCGGAAGTCGCCCGCATCCTGGACGAGGGTGTCCCTGCCACCGCCTTCGCGGTCAGCCCCGCGGCCAACGATGCCCCGCCACCGCTGGACCCGAATGCTGCGCCACCGCCCCCTGGCCAGCCACCCGTTCCGCCCACCCAGGGTCCAACCCCTGGCGCACCAGCGGCCAAGCCTCCGGTCCCGACTGGGACCCCAGCCCCGAAGCCGGTGTTCTGATGAGCTATCGCGATGCAGTCCTCTCCACCAATCCTGTC